AACTTAAGTTTGTTTTTTGGTTTCTCAATGTCTTTATGAAACTTCTCTTCTTGAACGTTACGTGTATCGCTACGTTTAATTGATTCTACTGTTACACGCAGTTCAGAGTTTGGAAGTGGTGGGTTATTCTTTCTGTTCCAATCTTGCAGGATAGAAAGAACCACACGTTGAGTTAACCCTTTGCCAATAAAGTAACCAGCTAGTCTAGCGCAGATATCATTACGCCCACCCTTGGATACACCTTGCAAAGCTTTCATTACCCAGTCGGGGTCTTTGCTTTTAAGCTTTTCTTTTTCTTTCTTTTCAGGTGCAGCCATGAAAGCCATTGGGAAGTTCCCTGGCTTACCTTGTTTTATCCATTGGTAGTCTCCCCGCTGAGTGACAGAGGGTGGCACTACAACCATCCCTCCATCACCCCTAACATCTATTCCATCAACTCCAACTTTGTTTGGTACCCTAGAAACCCCGGTCGGGTACCGATAGAATAAATGATAACCCCCACTACCAGTGCGACTCACCAAGTCGGTAGGATAAAGTGCTATGACTTTTTGGTACTTATCCTCCGCTGATAAATCACCCCTCTGATCAATGTCAAGAACCACAAGGTTAGATCTCTTACCTGTAATTAGACCTATGTTCTTTTCCTGAAAGTCTACAGTGTCCCACTGGTTTGTGCTCTGTGTCCAGTTGTTATGTATTGGACGCTTGCCCAAACGCTCAACTGGAATGACATAAAGACCTTTGCTTGTGTACTCTTCGACAATTGAGAAATCCATGATATCCCCCTATCAACATTAATTAGTGCTGTCAATAGCTGTTAGGCATAAGCTAGACCTACGGAGTTGTTAATGATCGACATCTTCGACATCAAAGCATCAATCACTAATGTATCCATAGGATGCTTGGCAGTTAGGACATAGTAGTTGCACGGAAACTTTTGTCCGATTCTGCAAATCCTGTCCTCGGCCTGAAGGTTATCACCTGGAACCCATGACAAATCTACAAACAGCATATGACTTGCCTTTGTAAGTGTCACGCCTGTACCCATAGCCCCGATGGTGCCTGCTATGCCTTTCAACTCCCCATTCTGAAACTGTTTAATATACTCATTCCGCCTACTGGCTGGTGTGCTACCAGTGATAACGCCCCAACCTTTTCTTGATTCAATGGCTTCAATGGCTGCGCGGTGTTGACCAAACACAACCAGTGGAAGTCCCAGTTCCTCAAAAGCTCCAATCCAATCTAACATTGCAGGGATCTTACCCCTGGCAACTGCTTCACGAATCTTTGCTATGTTCTCAAACTCTATCTTCAGCTTTTGTTTAAGCTGTGAAGCTGCAAGATCTCTGATGTCTACACCATGCGCTTGAAGCTCACTGAGCATATCATCGCACATCTTCCTGACTGGTTTACTGATATCCACTTCAATCTTGCCCCTGGTTTTTGCAGGTAAGTCGGGCAATACATCCCGCTTTCTTCTGCCTAAAGCAACACGCTTTAAACCATTTGCTGCTGATGGATGAGGAGTTCCCCAGTCCCAACCATTCCATTGATTCTTGTAACCCCTGAAAAGTCTAACGAAGTTTTCCCAGGTTCTGTAAGATTCTTTGTTAAGGTCAATTGATTTTAAAAGACCCCACAGTTCATCTGGCTTGTTCATCAACGGTGTGCCAGTCATGGCCCAGACAACCCCGTCTAAACTAATGACACGTTGTGCCAAGGCTCTGAAGTTTCTGGTTCTCTTGGCTTTGTAGTTCTTAACTGCGTGAGCTTCGTCTGCAATTAAAGTTACCTTTCTTTCATCTGAGCTGGTGTCTGTGTAGGCATCAGCTAACAACTTGTTCAGAGAACTTGATAAAGGAAGCATTGCATATGAAATGATTACAGCTTCTTTTCCAACAGGTAATCTGAACTCTTTCTTCTTCTTGATAATCGAAACAGGATGTGGGTACCCCCACAACTTTAGTTCCGACTCCCAGTTGAAGCGTAGGAAAGCAGGACATACCACTAGAATTGGGTAGTCATAGTCTGCCGCCTTGATTGCTTGAACAGTTTTACCAAGTCCCATATCGTCAAAGAGTAACGCACGTTGCCTACTCTTTAAGAATGAGACACCTTTCTTTTGATACTCGTATAACTGCATTGTGTTTTCCTTTATGCATCTTCATAAAATAAGTCTTGGTTATCTGTTTTCTTTTTACGGGTTCTACTCTTAACCGGAGCATACTTTGGAGAAAAGTTTTTTAGGAACCAGTCTGATGTAAAGCGTACACCTAGAATTGTCCAAACTGAAATGCCTAGCATTTTTGCTAGAAAGAATTCCCAGAATATAATTATGCACAGTACATACTTGATAGCTGTCCAAACATAATCAACGCCCATAAAAAATAACTCTGATAAATAATCCATGTGTTCTCCTACTCAAAATCTAAATCAACAAATCTCAAAGACTCCTTCTCTTCCTTATCACTAGAATCAAGGACATCATGAATGATGGACACTGAAGGTGTGTCATCCTTCCAGGCTTCAACACCTTCTACCAATCTAAGACACAGCATTAACAAGTCACAGTCGTTTGTGTTTTCCATACACTTGTCTGTGTCAAAGTTAACGACTGCTTCTATTGATAGTTGATAGAACGTCTCCATCAAATCTATGATTCTCTTCTTGTGTTTCTCCAGATCTTCTTTGTCGTCGGCTCCCCCACGCAGAATGATATCGACCGTATCTTCTACGACGCCGCGAACGCTTTCTGACTTTGCCAAGTTCAGCATGACCCCCTCCGTCATCCTTATCTATTAAGCCAGTGCAAATTATAAACAACAGTGAAAGAGCAAAAGCTCCTATGTGTTCATTACTCACACTTCTTGTGCTTTACCAAAAATGTCTGGACGCATTTCATATCTTGTGACTACGCCCCCAACAATCTTCTCAATCAACAAACATTTCTCAGCCGGAATCTTTCCTCGAAGTTTCCAGCTATTGATGGACGGTTGCTGTAATTGTAGCTTGCGAGCCAACGCAGATTGACTCCCGCAAATCTCAATAACTTTGTCCAACGCTCGTGCAGCTGAAGCTGCTTCTGACTTCTTCATAAATACTTCTCCTGGTGGTGATAGGTTTACCTATCAGTTATAAACTAAGTAACATCGAATGGTCAAACCTATTAGGCCATCGCCATTACAAATGATGTCTGGAAACTTCCGTTGTTGTACTCTGACACAGCAGGATCTCCCTCTTCGTAGAAAGAGAAGTTGATGTGCTGCTCATTTAGACCTTTGAGTACAGATGTCATTTTGTTTACAGCAAAGAGAGGGAACTTTGCAAAGCTTCTGATGCCTTCATTCTCAGGAAAGATATCATCGTAGTTAACTAGCTCTACTTCATCATGACTTTCTATAAAGTCTATATGTTCCTCTTGATTGTAAAGATAAGATTCCCCAGTTGTATTAAACTCAAAGCAAAGATTCTGCTTTTTTCTAACACACTGCTTTGCTGCCCTGGCATTTACATAAATTGTTTTGACAGGTTGCATTGCTTGTTGTGCAAAGAACGGACCTTTTAAAATCCCTGCAATCGCACCATCGCTGGCCTTACTGATACACTGAGAACTTAGTGTTACTTCAATGTATTGTAGAGATGCTGTCTTGCCAGTCAGGTAATGCAATAGCATCATCTGATATGGGATCTCATACTTGTATATCGCCATCTTTGTTTTCCTTTCTAAGATGTTTAAGAACTCTGTGTAAAGCATTCTCGCAATCGTTAATGAGAAGAGTTGCTTGCGTTGTGTCTACACTAGGATCTTTATTGAACTCTTTGATGCGGTTTATTAGTCTGATTACTTGCCCTTCCATCACTCCCCCTCGTTGAAAAGACGCCATTCCTAGTAAACCAAACCCTGTCAAGAGGTCCAGTTACTTTCGTATTGTCCTTAGCCCATATAAAAGTGTTATGAAACATAGGGTTAAAGGTAATCCTCTCCGCATAAGATGGAGGTGCTTCAATAAAAGTTTCGGTGTACTCGCCAACTAAGAATACCGCTGGTGTTTTCTTCCCAGTTTCCTTAATCCTTTCAAGAGTTTTGGAATTGATTTTAGAATCAACATTAACCAGTACAAGGTTCGGAGTACGCTCATGTTTATTAATCACCTTTCTTTTGTGTCTGATAGACCAGAAGCAGTTGTGCTTTCCTCTGCCTCTTCTTAGGTTGCGATACACCTCTACTTCCATTGTGTTTTCCTTTTTTAATTAGTCTTGGTCATCTAAACCGTAAATCTTTCTCATTTTTTTAGCGTGCTCTTCCATGCTTTTCTTTGCTTCCTCAAAGAAGGGCACAAGTTTTTTAATCTCTTCATAAGCTTTACTCTTACCACCTTTTTTGTAGCTTTCAGGATCATCTGAAACATCTTGTGCTAGATGGTCTAGTTCATCAAACCCTAAGACGTGTGAGCACAGCCAGTATAGTTGTGCAACATCTCCAATGTTGTTGATGTTTGAAAACCAAGCGTAGTTTGCTTCAGCAAAGTTTGCTACATATCTAGTTTCTCTTTCTAAGACATCGCATATGTTAAAGCACACGTCGTCGGCAACATTAGCGCAGTGTGGAATAAGATGTCTGTAAAGCGGTGAATACGTTTCATTAAGGTTCACATCAGAGTATTTAAAATTAGTGTTTGTCATTGTGTTCTCCTGAAAAGTCTAGGTGTTTTCTGTTTGTAGAATTTCTTCTTTGATTTTACTTTTTTCTTTTTGGGTGGGCACTTATAGGGTTTGATAGGACGCTTATATTCTTTACGAGTAAGTCTCTTTATGGTTTTGGTTAGACTATCTGTTTTCTTGTTGCGTCTTTCAAACTCCGCGTTATCCAGCATTCTATCTAGGGTGCGTTTCTCCCAGTAGGTCATGCATCCACAAGAGGGATCATATCTTTTGGTTCTGAAAGTAGTGCAGCCAGATAGAAGAGAGAGCCCCACTGCAAGCAGGGCTCCCTTTCCTATGGCCTTCATTAAGCAGCCAGAAGCATATCGTTCAGCGTAGTCTCAGCCTTGCGTACAAGGTTTGAGCCACTGCCGAACAACGCGCTTTCAAAGCGGTTGCCTTGGCCACCCTTAGAAGAACGGTAGTAGTTCACGTACTCTGTGACTGCGTTGTATGCAGCCCAGCCTGTGAAGCGTACACCTGGAAGGTCTTGACCACGCCCCATGAGGTAGAGGTTTTGAAGTTTCTCTCGTGCATTCTCAGCACGCTTCTTGTTCCCCTCCTTGGGATCTGGAATCAAGGTGTTAGCAAATGTATCCCACTGATCGTTGGTCATCTGCTTCTGAGCTAATGCCTTAGAAAAGTCTACGACATTATCAAGTTGCTGGTTTGCAAGCCCGAAGATATTTCGTGCCTCTTCCATACGATTACGCATGTTCCGAGTGTGGCGCACCGAGATACCCTGGCCCCTGCCCTTGTTTAGTGCAACAGCTACGGTGTTAGCACAGACTACACGAACGGTAGTAGGCAAACATCGCAACGCTCCTGACCCATCATGGGAGTTGTAAAGTAAGATGTACTTATCAACCAAGTCTCCAGGCAATGCCTCGAACTGGCCAATCTTACCGAGCACCCAAATCTTTTTACCACCCCGAAGAGAACCCGCAGTGTGGTAACGCATAAGACCTTCATCAACCAAAGAGTCCATGAACTCAAAGGCTTCTGTGTTCTGTAAAAGGTTATAGTTCTTACCTACTACCCCTAGAACAGAGTTGTCCATTGGGCGAACAACTGCTCGCCGGTCAGGGATTTGAATTGCTTCTTCACCGGGTTCGGTGTGAGCGTACATGATACGCTTCTCCACTTCCCACTCAAGACCTGAAGCTTCCAAGGCTTGCTTGGAATATACGTCTTGATCTCCGACGTAGACGCCCTCTCCGTGCCAAGGTACATCTCCTACATACATCATTGTTTCTACTGCTGCTGGCATTGTGTTCTCCTTAAATGCAGTTTGCATTTGTAATAGTAAAAGTCTCATTTGCGAACTCAACCTCGCAAATGTCACCACCCATTATCAGATCCCTGGTGAAAGAATCGTAGTCAAAGTAATTTGCTAAGTTACCCATCATCTTTTTTAGATCATAGCAATCATCAATTAATTCATATGCATAGTCACTAGATGTACCGGGATACACACAAACGTCTTCTAGTTTTCCTTTGGCGTCTTCCAGTGTGTATCCCAGATTCTCTAACAAGTAGAGTAATGCTACTATCTCAGAAGGGTATGACAAGTTATCAATGTATTCTACATACTCTTCAAAGTTAGCTGGAGTAACATCGCAATGATCAAACAAAGCTAAGTGGTTATCGTCAGATCCCTGGTAGCTTAGTTCAACTTCTTCTACGTCATGTTGCTTCATTTTATTTTCAAGGGACTCCAAGTCCTCGAAAAAGAAAAAAGGTTTTCCAGTATCATAAGGTGTTGCACAGAAATCATTACCCATAATTTCTCCTTTGTATATAGCTGTACGCTATAAGTTTTGATAAAAATTTATTTACTGCTAAAGAATGTATGCACTACCCAGGCCATGAATGCAGATGAGAGTAAGGACATAATCAATCCGATTGAATAACTCACTGCATTATGAAACGTGAACAGGTTACTAAAATCTATTAGCGATGCTGTCCGGTATCCTAAGAAACCGGACATGAATATTGTGAATACTATCCAAAAGAACAGAGGTAGCTGGTTGGTCATTCAGCCCACCCCTGCTGCCTAATATAATCTAGGACTTCTTCAGACACTGGTGGTTTGTCTTCTTCAATCTCACCCTTGGTCCTGAAGTCAAAGGTGCTACCATCGGACTGGTTAGAAGCCCCATAGATAGCAGCCAAGTCTCGAAGTGACATATTGATTGGTGCCTCTTCTAGTTTACCTGAGTTCATCCTGATGCAAAGTGACCATGCCTGTTCAGCTACGTGTGCTAGTCTGGTCGCTTCACCGGATGGTGAACCAAGGTTTTGAAATACTTTACGTGCTCGCTCTACTTTATATGAACTCATATTGTTCCCCCTTGTGGAGAGTTTATCTTATAGGTGTCGGTAAATCTACCCAATACTCCTACCGTGGACCCTGAGATGTATTACCACAAGGACAATGGAAGTCGTTACAGCATGGACCTTCGTAGTTATCTGGATCTTCATCTGCGTAATGAGATTCTAGAAACTCACGAACCGAGTCTCGAAAAAGCTTCCACTTATCAAAAGCTTCAGAGGGTTTGGCTGCAACAGCATCCTGTAAAAGTTCCCAGCCGGTGTCGTTGATGTACTCAATAACCTCATCTGTCTCCCCCAGGTTAGCCATCTTCTCATCAATAAACGCTTCAAAGTCTTCAACCATCTGTGTCTCCCTTTAAGATTAGTTCTACTGC